GGTACACCTTCAAAAGTTAGTTTTCTTGGAATGGTTATTTTACAAGTATCTGTTAAATTCTCTTAGCTACTTTGAATCTCAATAGAATGTACAAAATTAAAGGTAATATTTTTACTACCTGAATCATTTGTAACATTTATTTCACATTGCGCTTGTAACATTAAAACATAGCTCTATTTGTAAATATATCCTTTTGTGTATTGTTTGAACTTAATTCAATAACGCTATCAGATAGCATATTAATTTCAATATCAATTATGTTTCTAGCACCTTCACGTTGTCCTAATTTATAAGACTCTACTACTACACTAGTAATATTAAGTTCTTCTAAGAAATGGCACGAAATAGGGATAGATAAAGGTGCTTTTAAATAAGCTACTAAACTGTTTAAACGTGTAACATCAGGACGTTGATTTGCAACATCTCCAACAATTACACCTTTTAAATTAATAACAAAATCACCTTCACTCATATACTCTTTAACTGAGCCATTAGTTCCAGCTATTACCGTTTTAACTATATTCTTAGTTTGGTTTATTTCGATTAGGGCAGTATCAAAAGTAAATGGCGCAACTATATTAACTGTACCACCTCCAAAATCTTTAGATGCCGTATAACTTAATTTATTGCCTACACTAGCGTTAAAACTAAACGTATCAAATGTTGGTAAGCCATATTTAGAAGATACAGTTAAATCTTCAATAAACTGTTCTTTTGCTACCTCGCTATAATTAACAAAGGCAGCGTGTAAAGCAGTTTTAGCAGCAGCATTTCCAGCAGCAGCAGCTATTAATCTAGCTTGTCCTATTACGTTTGGTTTAAATTGTGATGCCATTATGCCATTGCCGTTAAATTAGCGTCGTTTACTGCTTCTAATAAAGCCTTGCTAACTAGTTCTTTAATCTTTGATGTTCCTTCTGTTAAATTGGTTGTTTGTACGTTTAAACTTTCAACTAATTTAGTAATATTTATTGTTAAACTTTGCGGTCTTTGTCCAGTAACTTCTGTGCCAGTTCCTAATGATTTAGATGTTGATGTACCACCTTCACCTAATACTTTACCATCAGCTCCTAATGTTGGATTTTCTTTTGATTTTAAAAGTTGTAAACCACCTTGTAATCCTGCTACTGATTTTTGTATTAAAGATGAACGTATTTCAAAACTAGCTAAATCTTTATCTCTATCAAATTTTTCTTTACTTAATCTTGATGCTTCTTTAAAGTATTCTAAATTTTGTTTTATATCTCCAAAGTTACCAGAACCACCAGTTACTATACTTTGATATTCTGCTGCCTTTGCTTCAAAACCTCTTAAACCACCGCTTAAACTAGTTACACCTAAATTAGCATACATGTGATCTAAAAAGGTAAATTTTTGTTTAGTGCTTTTCATCGCTTCATCTAAGAAATTTTGTGCTGATAACTTTGTATTCAAAGCATCTGCCATTTTTCCGATAAAGTCTAAAGTACTGTTTATAATGCCAGTTTGTGAGTTACCAATATTAACTTTAATTTGTTCCCATGTATCAGCTATATTAGACCATCTACCCCCAACTGTTTTGGATTGGTCTGCCATTAAGTTAAAGAATTGTCCACCCTCTCTAGTCATATCTTTAAACGCTCCTTCAATATCTCTAAATCCTAACTTACCATCATGAACCATTTTATTAATCCCTTCAGTAGTAGTTTTTAAACGTTTAGCTAATACTTCATAAATAGGAATACCACGCCCAGCAAACTGTCTTAAATCCATTAATGTTACACGTCCACTAGTTTTTAATGTACCGTATAAATATGCAATATCTCCTAATGGCGCACCGATACCAGCAGAAACATCTCCTAAATCTCGCATTGTTTGAACAACATCTCCAGCCTTAAATCCATAAGCTAATAATTGTTTACTAGCATCTTGAACCTCAGTTAATTGAAATGGTGTTGTTTTAGCTAAGTTCATTAGCTGCATTTCTAGTGCTTTGGCAGCTTGTTCATTACCACGTAGCATAGTTTTTATACTTGCATGGAACTTTTGAAAGTTATCTAAAGATTGAAAAACCGCTTTACCAAATGATACTACACCACCAATAGCAAAAGTACCAGCTATCATAGAACCTAAACCACCTAGTCTATTCTTTAAACCACTCATTTTGCTATCTAATCCTTTTACTTGATTAGCAGCACCCTGCATAGTTTTACTAAATAAATCCTTTAGTCTTAGTGTATATGATAAATCGTTACTCGCCATTTTTATCTATTCTAGTGCCTTGATATTTTAAACAATAATCCATTTCCGCTACTCTTTTAGCCCATTGGCTATCTGATAGTTTATCAGGATTTTCTTTATAAAAAAAGCGGATAAGTGCGTTATTTCTTGCTATCTCATCCGCTTCTATTTGTGCCTTATAAAACTCTAATTTTTTTTTAAAGTTGCTTTTTGAACCGCTAGTAAATCAACTACTCCTTGTCCTGCGCTTTCAATCGCATCATCATTTCCAATTACTAAATCTAAACTATCACCACCAATATAAAGGGCTTTTAAACATCCTTCTACTGCCATTTCAAATTTATCTTTATTTACCAAACTACCAACCATTTTACGAGTTGCTTTGTCTGGTTTTTTTAAGAATAAAGTAGCTGTTTTTTCTTCATCGTCTGTATCTAAAAATACAGTCATTTCTCTAACTACTCCATGAACTTTTTTTAAATTCTCTTTTTCAATCTTTAATTCGTCTTGTGTTTTCATAACTTTTTATTAAGGGTTATGCAAATATACAAAATAAATTACAAATATTGTACGTGAGAAATAATTAATTCTAATTCTACTGGAATTGATGTATCACCGCTAGAAGATGCTCTTTTGTTATTCATAAAACGGCAGTTTTTAAGTACGTGTTTACGAGTTACATTTGCAGCATCTAAAAACATTACGATAATGTCAAACTCAGGAATATCTTGGATGCGACCTAATGGTGCTACAACTTGAATATTCTCTACTTCTTCCATTAATAATGTAACTTTTGCGGTAGGTTCAATTTTGCCATATCCACGAGATACTGGAAAACGTCCAGCACCGTAAATATTTTCCATTCCTTGTTTTTCTTCGTATTCGATATTGGTAATTCCAGTTACTGACGCACCTAATATATTAACTAATATATCTGCCCATTCGTATGATTTTCCGTTAATTAACGGTGGTATTAAATATTCCATGTCTTATTATTTTTTAAATTGATAATGCAAAACCTATGTTTACTGTAATTGTATCAGCTACTCCAACTGGTACTAATTTAACTGCAATAGTTAATTCGTTATCAGTTAAAACATCTTGACTAGGATCAATAGTTACTTCAAAAGCAGATAATTCAAATTCACGTTGCATTACTTCTAAAGCTCTATCACAAAGTGAATTAAAGAATCCTATTGTATCTTCTGATAACGTTCCATCTGCATTAATAACTAATGGACTTGCTAAAGATGGTAATAAGAAACTTCTTAAACTTCTAATAGCTTTGTCAATTACTCGGTTATTGTAGATGTATGTGTAGTCGCTAGTTCCTGCAATACAAGTGTTTGGTTTAGTGAAAAAAGAACCTACATAGTTTACAAATTTCTTAATGTAGTTATATCCAAAATTCTCAATATTTACTAAACTACCATCTGTAACAGTAGTATATAAAGTACCATTAGCAAATGCTAAAACATCGTATTCAGTAGCAGCTACATTAAATTTAGCTACCCATGCAATGCTTTCGTTTACTTTTGCTAAGGCGATAGCACCTAATTCAGTACCCATACAACCAATACTTTTATTTGTAGCTTTCCATAATTTAAAACCTTCATTATCTCCATCTTGACCGATACAAACAGAAACGTTTTTATTACTTAATAACTTCAAATTTGCTAATGTAGATAAATCAGTAGTACCACTAAATTCAGCTTGATAAACAACTGATGAAATAGTTTTACTGTTAGTTTCTAAAGCATCTAAAACCGCTTGTAAAGTTGTAGTTTGAGATGTTGCAAATGCAGTAGTTTTTTGATAAATACCCATTTGTTTAATATCACCTTGTGCAAAGTTTTGCATTAAAGTAACACTTGCAAATGTCGTAGCATCAGCAGTAGCGTAAATACCAACGTATAATTTACCTTTTGGTTGTATTCTAAAGAACTCAGCAACGTGGTAATACATAATATCTATTTCAGAAGCTACACCAGCTACTACATTTTGAGTTAATGTTCCTGCTAATGTTCCTACAATAGTAGATACATAAGGAGTGCCACTATTCAAAAATATACCCTGATTTTTAGGTGCTGTAATAGTTACTGTTGCTGTACTAGCTAAAGCAGTAAATCCGTGTGTTGGAGTGCCTAAGTTAATCTCAGCAGCTAATCTATCAGCAGCAGTTGAAGTGCTTGTAATATCTGCTGTTACTTGTGTGTAATTACATAATGTAACTGTACCTAATGCGCTTTTGGCAGGAGTAGGATTAGTACTATCAATAATAGCACAAGTTAATTTATGTGTATCACCTACAGCACCTTTATTACTTACTGCAAATGTAGCAGTGCTAGCCGTTGCATCTGCTGATGTGTTTACAATTCCTAATGCTTCTGCTTCTTCTACTGAATAAACAATTTTTATTCTGTTAGATGAGTTAAAGCCACTTGGCAAAGTAGCAGAGTAGAATAACATACCAGAGATATAATCTGTTCCTGCTAATGGTCTACCTAAACCGCCTTGTCCTTTGTTAAATATAACGTTATTTGCCATTTATAATATTTTAAAGATTATTTTTTCTTTTTTGGTTCTTCAGCTTTTGAAGATTCATTTTTAACAACAAATAATTCTAATTTATTGCTTTTAGCGTATTCCTCAACATTAGCAATTTCAGAAACATTGTCTAAGTGGAAAATAGCTTTATTACTCGTAACAATTACAATATTAGATGCTTCTAATACATCTTTTGCTACTTCTTTTGCTTTGTTTAAATCCATTTTAAGGGTATTATATAAAGGGTGGTTTTTTACGCCACCCCTTAAAGATTAATATTAGTTAGCTTGTACGATTGCTACAATTCCAACTTGAGATGTACGCATTTTAGATGCACCAAAGTTTTGTAAAGCTGATAAAATTGAACCATAGTAAGCAGGATCATTTTCGTTTACAAATACATCAGCACTTCCTTTTGCTTTTGCAACAAATGAAGGATGGTAAGCTAAACAAGCTAAGTTATCAGTAGTAGTTGGAGAACTTGGCGCACCAGTTCCATCAGCAACAGTTTTTAATACTGGAGTAGCTGTATTATCATAAACAACTACTGTTGAACGAATCATAATATCAAAACCATGAATACGATTAACAACACCTGAAGGT